TCTCGTTCAGCACCTCCGAGCTGACGATGAATATCGACGACTTCTCGGCCCGCTATATCGAGCCGGCCATTGCGGTGCTCGCAGCCAACATCGAGAACGACTGCATCTCCACCGTGATGCCGGCGGTATGGAACCAGGTTAACGGCCAGGGCTCGGCGCAGACGTTCCGCAACGTGCTGCAGGCCCGCAAGCTGCTGCTGGACAACCTGACGCCGCAGAGCAAGCAGTGGCAGTTGCGCATCAACACGCAGGACAACGTTGACATGGTGGACAGCCTGAAGGGTTTGTTCCAGCAGTCAACGCAAATTAGCCGTCAATACACTGACGGCGTGATGGGCCTGTCGGCCGGGTTTGAGTGGGCAGAGAACACGTTCCTGACCACGTTCACGACCGGCGCGCGGAACACCGCCTACGTGCTGAACGGCGTTCCTGCCAACGGCGCCACGACGGCCGTTGTTGCGACCGGCTCCGGTGCGATGGTGGTCGGCGACGTGTTCACCATGGCCGGCGTCAATCGCGTGCATCCCGAGACCAAGGCGAATACCGGCGTCCTGCAGCAGTTCGTCGTCACTGCGGCCTATGCAGGCGGCGCTGGCACGATCTCGTTCGCCCCGGCGCTGAACTACACCGCGGGTGCGACGCAGAACGTCAATGCGGCTCCGGCGTCCAACGCGGCGCTGACGTTCGCAGGAACGCTCTCCACCGCCAGCGGCGTGTCGCTCGCCTATCACCCCGATGCGTTCACCTTCGCCACTGCCGACCTGGTCATGCCGGGTGGCGTGGACATGGCTGCGCGCGCCGTGAAGGACGGGATATCAATGCGTATCGTGCGTCAGTACGACATCAATCTTGACGTGCTGCCGTGTCGTATCGACGTTCTGTATGGCATGGCCCCGATCCGCCCGCAGCTCGCCGTCCGGTTGGCCGCAAACTGAGGAGGGGCGCATGACCATCCTCGATTCCGGCACAAGGATGCACAGCGGCGACGAGTTGAACTCGCTCGTCGTTGCGCCTCCTGTCGTGACCGTCGTTCCGCTCACCGGGGCGACCATCACGATGGCGCAGGGCGATCGTATGCTCTACGTGAACCCAGCGGGCACTATCGCTACGCTCACGGTCAAGCTGCCGCCTAATCCACTGGTGGCACAGTCGGTCACGATCGGTTTCGGCCAGATCGTGACGGCGCTCACGGTCCAGGACAGCGCCGCTGGTGCGGTGGCCTCGACTGCTGGCGCAATAGGTGTCTCGCAGGAATGGAAGTTCCTAGGCGGTGCCTGGGTGAAGTGGCGCTAGCCTCGTGAACCTCGTCACCACGGGCGACCTGATCACGTTCTGCCTGCGTTTATCGAACGTGAACGGCGTCGGGCAAACGCCAAACGCACAGGACAGTAACGACGGGTTGACGCTGCTACAAACGCTCATGGCGCAGTGGCAGCGTCGGCGCTGGCTCGTGTGGGACCTGGCAGACACCTCCATCGTATCCACGGGGGCAATCTCGTACTCGATTGGGGCGGGAGGTAACTTCGACATCCCCCGTCCCGACAAGATCGAGAGCGCGTTTGCGAGGCTGCTTCCGTCAACCTCAACGGGTGACTTCTCGCTGGACTTCAGCGATGACTTTTCGCTGAACGGCGGCGTCGTCACGCTGGGGCCAGGCTTGGCGGCGGCGTTGCCGACTAGCCCAGTAGGGTTGCCGCCGGGCACCTATTGGAACGACGGCGGCTTGCTGGCGATCACGCCGGGGCTGCCTGGGAATGGGTTTCCGCAAGGTCAGGGCGCGCCCCCGAACCTGATCGACTATCCGCTGCACATTATCTCGGCGCGGCAGGAATACAATCGTATTGCGCTAAAGCAGCTTGTGACGTTCCCGGCGACGTTGTTCTACGACAGCGCGTTCCCGCTCGGGAGCCTGTTCTTCTGGCCAATACCCCAGCAAGGGCAGTGGGAACTGCACATCACCACCAAGGCCACGCTGCCGGTCTACACGACGCTGACCGATGCGCTGAACTTGCCGCCGGAATATGTCGAGGCGCTGATCTGGACGCTGGCTGTTCGGTTCTCGGTGCTGTTCGGCAATCCGCCACAGCCGGCGCATGTAGCGGCGATGCAGCAGGCGCTGAGCGTGTTGCGGATGGCCAACGTGCAGATACCTGAGGCGCAGGTTCCGACTTTCTCACGGATGGGCGGCGGGATCGCCGCTGGCAGTAGCCCTGGCTTTATGGGAGGGTGGTCTAGCTGATGTCGGGAACCATTGATCTTATCCCACGTGCTCAGGGCGGTCCGCTGATCACGCCGGATTTTCTCGACTTGGTGGTGAACACCGCGCTGAACGCTAAGGCGTCGATCAGCCAGACGGCGACGGGTAGCACGACAGCAAGGACGTTGCCGGATCGCTTCGGCGATTGGCTGAACGTTAAGGACTTCGGCGCCGTGTTGGACGGCACGACTGACGACAGCGCGGCATTCAATGCGGCACGCGCGGCAGCGGTCAAAGGCCAGACGATCTATGTGCCAGAGGGCGCTTTCCACGCTGTAACGTGGACAGGTCAGGATCTTACCAAACCCGTTCGATGGCAGATGGACGGCGGCACGACGTTCGTAGGCGGCGGCGCGATCCTGACGATGGGACCGGCTAATGCTGGCGATATCACTGACAACATGCTGCAAAACACAAATGGCATCATCAAGTTTCACGCCAAGAGGACTAACCCGACGACCGCGTGCGATATGCATCGATGGGATTACATCTTAGATGCCACGGGCGGCCTGGGGCAGATCGGGTCCGCGCTCACGCTGAACGCGATCATCAACGCGACCAACGATAGCGCGCTGTGGGCGATGAACATTGTCGCCGACAACAACTCGGTGAACCCGGCATCAAGTGGCTTGGTGGGTCTGTCGGTCACGACGCGCAAGAACAGCGCAGCGAACACTCAAGGCATCCATGTCTCTGCCTTGGATACTACCGGCCTTCCCAGCAGCTCCGGCAGAGGCTTCAGCGCGATCGAGACTGCTAATCGGTTCAACGGGCTGGACGATGCGAGCAATGCGGCGGTGTGGGGCGGCATCGGCAACCGCGTTAATATGCACATCAGCACGACGCTCCAGCAGATCAATACCGACGAGACGAATGCGTTCTGTATTTTGTTCCCGTCCACCGATGCGGCAGCTCCACACCTCTATGTAAAGTCCGTCATCCTCTGCGGCCTTAATACCCAGGCGTATTCGGTCTACGATGCGCGCGGTGTGATCCCGCCCTATGTGTCGGTTAATCCGGTGATCGCGGTTAATATGGCGGCCGGCATGGTCGTGGACTTCAACGGCGGTCCTGATCTGAGTTCGGCGCCTGGCAATTACCTGCAATATCAGACGAGTGGCACTGACCGACTTCGCTACATGGCGGGGGCGACAGAAGTGTGGTCGGTACCTGACACTGGTGCCTTCAACACGTTGCTGTCCTACAGCGTAGCCGGAACCAAGGTCATCGGCGCCAGAGATACCGGCTGGACCGCTATGACGGGGACGCCGGACAAGGCAACCGCATTCGCGACCAGCACCGTCACCTTGTCCCAGCTCGCCGGCCGGGTGATGTCGTTGCAGGCGGCACTTACAGCACACGGAATCGTCGGAGCATGACACCTCGCCTAGCAGTAGCGGCCTTGGAGTTCCTGAAGCGCGTCGAGTTGCGCGGCGTCGAATGCTTCGTGCTGCATGACGTGCTGGTGGAGTTGGACCGCGACGCCAAGGCGCAGCCGGATGGCGAGCCAGAGGACCGGCCGATGCGCGTGGTGGGCGGGGCGGCGTGATTGGCCGACAACTTGCTACGCCCGCCGATGGACTACCAGGGCGACCCGAACAACCTGCTGCAGCAGGGCGCTCCGACGTGGGCCGATGCGGCTTCGTGGCACGCGCAGAACCTGCTGAACACTTGGGCTGCGATGCAGCAGCCGCAGACTTGGGTGGACGCGGCGCGGCAGTATGGCAATGCGCTGATAGGTGGGACGGCAGCACCTGGGAAGGTTCTTTATCACTTCACGGATCAGCCGTTTACGTCGTTTGGCGGCAAGTCGCGTGGGGCAGTTTATCTTGCCGATACGCCTAGCAAGGCAGAGGCCGGTGGATTGGCTGGAATGCGTGAACGAATGACGGGCGCGGATGACTTCTCGGCTCGTGGCCCCATGGAGGCAAGTCAGGTTCCGGGCGCGAGAACGATTGCGGTCCAGTTGTCTCCGGAAGCTCGTATCTACGGGGATGCGGTGCCGTCACAGATGACAAATGCGGAGCGCGATGCGGCTATCACTAAGGCCGATAGAATTGCGCATGATGATCCCGCTATTGCAGCAAAAGCGCGCGACCTTGCGTTGCGTCCGGTTCTTAATCGCAGCAGCAGCATGTCCTTGGAAGATAGTAAGTGGGTGGATGACCTATTTAGCAAGTATGGCGATGCGGTCGATGAACGAATGACTGCCGCAGAGCGAGCGCGGTTCGGGTCAATGGTCAACAAAATGGGGCCATTCTCGCCGTTGTCTGACGTTGAGTTTGAAAGCCCCACGACACAAAAGGCATTGCGACTTCTGGGGTATCACGGCGCGCGCGTTGCGGATGAGGGCGGCCTATCAACGGCCGTCATGGATCCCTCCATGCTGAAGATTCAGAAGTGAGCAGGGTCCAGCTATCCGGCGGCGCGTATCAGGCTCACAGCGTCATTGCCTCGGCGCAGCGGTGCCTGAACCTCTACGCCGAGCAGATGCCGCAGGCGCAGGGCGAGCCATCGGCATATGCCTACTACCCAACGCCTGGTCTAACGCTGCTCGGCACCATGCCGAACAACGCCCCGATCCGTGGCATGAAGCTGTGTTCGAACGGCACGCTCTACGTGGTGGCCGGCTCCGCGGTTTATGCAGTATCATCCTCGTGGGTTGGGACGTTGCTCGGTGGTCTGGCGACGGCACGCACAACGCCCGTCAGCATGGCGGAGAACGGCATCAACCTGGTCATCGTAGACGGCAGCGGGGCCGGTTGGGCGGTGACGCTGACTACCAACGCTTTCGCGCAGATTGCCGATCCGAATTTTCGTGGCGGCGACCGGGTCGACTACCTTGACACCTTCCTGGTCAACAACGTGTCTGGCACGCCGCAGTTCCAGTCATCCGACAGTCTGGCGATCACATACGATCCGCTGTTCTTCGCCAACAAGGAGAGCTATTCGGACCTGCTGG